AGCGGCGCCACATCCTTACCAATGCTGCCGGCGTGGCTTACCAAACCACCAAAGAATCCGCGATCTTTTTCCCCTTCGTACGTACCAATTACTTGCCCCGTTGTCGGGTCAAGCGTCTCATAGGTGTTCTGACCGGGGGTGTGGCGCTGGATGTAGGCCAAATACCCACCTTCCATGACGCCGCCTTCGCCCGCAGTTTGACCCTCAAACACAGGTGAATACGTTATGCCATTGATGATCTGCGAGCCTTTAGACCAGTCAACAGACCGAAGATCGATTGCCATGTTTTACCTCACCCGATGCGCCAGTTGGTGCCGTCGCTGTACACAGGAACGCCGTTCGCCCCACCGGCAGCCACAATCGACGCGAACGTCGTGGCGTTAGCGTCCGTCACAAAGGCCCGCGCCCCAGCGCCTGCGGTGGCCGCAGCCGGAAGTGTAGCCACCGTCAGCGTGCCGTGATTGAAATACTTGACGCTGAACGTGAGCGTCAGGCCAGGGATGCGAAACGACGTGACGCTGCTATTGCCGATTGTCACCTCGTTGCTGACCGTGGCCGACGAGACGTCAGCGTCGTGGCCGATCATCGTGTTGTTGGACCCCGTGGTCAGCGCGTTGCCCGCCAAGTAGCCGATGGCCGTGTTGTTGGCTCCCGTGGCCAGCAGCAGCGCGTCGCTACCGAGCGCGGTGTTGCCAGCACCTGTCAACGCCGCGTTCAGCGCCCGGTAGCCAACCGCCGTGTTGTAGTTGGCCGTGGTGGCAGTCGTCAGCGCGCTGTAACCCACAGCCGTGTTGTAGTCGCCGCCCGTGTTGGCGTCCAACGCCGAAGCGCCGACCGCCGTGTTCTGGATGCCGTCCGTGTTGGCCGTCAGCGCGTCGTAGCCGGTCGCGGTGTTGTTGGTGCCGGTCGTGTTGGAGTCCAGCGCCGTGTTGCCGACCGCCACGTTGGTGGCGATCTGGTTGCCGCCTTGGCCGACCGTGACGCCGACCTCTTTGGTCAACTCATACGAAGCGTAGATGTTGTCGTCCGTCTTGATTAGCACGCCCGTAGACGTCTGCAGCACGAACTTGTACGACGCACCTGCCGTCAGCCAAATCTGCGCTGGCGTGCGGCCAGCGCTGTCCAGCACGATAGGGTTGGTGTTGTTGGTAACCGCAGACGAACTGGTGTACGTCGACACGGGCGTGGTGGTGCCAGCGCCGTAGGTGTATATCAGCCCGCCGTTGAGCGGCACACCGTTGTTGTCGAAAAACTGAGCGCCTGCGCCCGCGTACAAGGAAAGGCTGACCGCCATAGTGTCCTCTTACTGTTGAACCTGAGTGACTGCCACCCACACAGAAGCAGCGGAAGGTGCGTAACCCGTAGCCGCCACTGCCGACAGCGAGAGTGCAGTATTGTCAACCGCCCACATCAACTGAATGTAATCGTTTGCCGCCAATGAAACGACTTCGGACGTTGATATTGTGGCGTACCCGTTGTTGGAGTCAACTGACACGATAGCGGCGCTGTGGTCCAAGTCGGTTGCGCCGTTTAACCGATACCAAAACCGCGCGTTTTTCAAGGACGAACTGGTAGACGACAACTGATACCGGGCCGAGAACTGGTACAGGCCCGACTGCGGGACTTGAAGCCGGTCAGTCGGTGAGCCGGTCAGAGTCACCCCGCCAGCCACCTCAGTGTTGGTCAGCGCGATTGGGTACGCCGTGTCGATCGCCGCGGCGCTCAGGTTGGTGGTGCGGGTGAACTCGCCGTAGTACGACTCCTGCTCAATCGTTGGCCGCACAAAGATGACGCCTGTTGTGGCGCTCTTAATCAGCACTGCGGCCAGCGGGATCACGTTGTTCGGCGCGGTAGGCTTGACGTTGGTGAACGCCCCGGCCACTGTCGGGCTGGCGTACAGAATGTCCCCGACGTTGAACGCGCTGGTGTCGATGCCGCTGACCTCGCCCCACACGCAGCACAGCCCCGTCGATCCGCTGTCAGGTATCTGCTCGGCCAGCACTCCAAGAATGAACAGCGTGGGCGTGCTGCCGTTGGCGAGGTAGGGTGTAACTGACAGCACGTTGTTGCTGCCCACGCCCGCAAAACCCACCGCCGTGCCTTTGGCCATCGTAAACCCGGTGGAGTTTTGCACGATGGTGTATTGACGCAGCGCAGAATTCTCAACTGAAGATTCCAGCAACTGAAAGAAGCGGAACCAGGCGCGGGTGGTCAGCGCCCCAGCATCTACCAGCGGGTCACGCGAAGCCGGCACGCGGGGGGCCAGTTGCATGTCACGCCCTCGTCGGAGACATCAACACTTCGGCCCCCATGATGGCGATCTTCACGGGGTCTGTGCCGCTGATTTCGTACACGCGGTCGCGCAACTTGAGCGTCATGCCAAGGCGCCGCCAGAACACGCGGTGGTAATACTCGCCGATCTTGCCCATGCGGGACCAGTGCTCGTTAGACCAGGTGTGACCGCCATCGTCGCTCCAGCGCAGCATGACCTTGGGATCAGCCCCCAGCACCGTGCCGGCGCTGGTAGACGCGATGTAGTCGCCGTTTTCCAACAGCAAATAGTCGCCATCTTCAAGCAGCAGCAGGAACGTCTCAGAGTCCAACACGCCGACCCCCGCCTCACAGTCAAGCTGCAGCGTGTGATGCGCCGTACGACGCAGGTCGTTCTGGCCGGTCGGCAACGCCCGCCACGACCGCAGCCAACGCTGGATCGCATTGTTGTCGCTGTAGATCTCGGGGTCAAAAGCGTACACAAGGCCGTTGAGCCAATCGCCGACCAAGATCTCGTTGTTGAAGTTGGCTTGGCAGTTGCTGCGGTGCCGCACAAACTTCACGCCGTCCCACCCCGCACGCTCATGCCACGCGCCAGTCGTGGCGTCATAGCACCACGTTGCGTTGGCGGTAGGGAACGTGAGGATGTAGAACAGGTGGCCGTCTTGCTGGTACGAGTACCCGATGGCGTCGTTGATGACGTCGTACTGCTGGATTTGCCACTCAACGGCGTGCGTGCTGATGCGCTGGGCGTTGTAGCCGTTGTTGCGGTAGATGATGCCGTTGCCGCGAATATCGGACCCCAGCCAAAACACCGAGTTGTCCAGCTTGGCCACGCTGTACGGCGCCGCGCAACCAACTTCCATGAACGCGCCCGCGATGCGAGCGAGCGGAAAGTCAGCCAGGCCAGCGTTGTACCAGACCTCCACCGTGCTGGTGCCAAATAGCCACACCTCGCGGTGATTGACGTTCAGCGCCACCACATCGTCCGGGTTGCCCTCGGCGCTGGCAAAGTCCAAGGGGTCGATTTGCGTGCCGTCGTTGAGCGACGTCACCCAGAACCGTTGGCTGTTGGGCTGGTTGAAGACAAAATAGCCGTCGAGGTAGCCAACAGTCACGGCGCCGGGAAAGTCAGGGTCCGTGATCTGCTCAAAAACGCCCGTGCTGGCGTTGTAGATGAACGCGCTGGGGTTGCAGGCGACGAACAACTGCTCGCCGTTGTCCACCATGCTGACCGGCCCGCTGCCGTCGATGTAGCCTAAAAACGACGTGTTGTAGTTGCCGTCGGCCCGGTACAACTCTCCGCCAGACGCAACATACAAGTAGTCGCCAAACTTCCACAGCCCGCGTATCGGCCCTTGGCCGACTGGAAACACCTGCCGCAAGCCAGCGCACCGCTGCAGGAATGCCGGTTCCTTGCCGCCTTCCAGCACAACTTCCGGAAACAGGTTCACCATGCGGCTGTCCGCAGCATTGACGCTGCGGGCCACATAGCTGGAGCCGAGGATCGGCGTTTTCATCAGTAGTTGCCGGCGTACACGTTGAACCGCTGGCGAGTAGCCACCAGCGAGTACGGCAGGCTCATGATGTCGTCCGGGTTGTTGATGCGCTTCAGGTTGCGCTTGGACGTCATGGCGATGCGTTGCACTTGCGGGCTGGGCTCGACGCCAAACTCAGGCGCGATCTCCATCGCCAAGTTGTAGACAAACGCTCGCAGGTAGCCTGGCGGGAACGACAGCACCGTAGACAGTGTGGCTGGCTGCGACAACTCCTCCACCGATATGAAATGCCACTCCAGCAGCCGCGTGGGCACCGGGTAGATGTACATCTCGATGTCGGGGTACGTCATGTTGACCCACAGCACCTGCGGGTACGTTGACGTAACCGTCTTGACCGCAATGCCGTTGTATTGCTGCTGGTTGATCAGCTTGATGCCGAAACTGACGTTCGTGCTGGGGTCGCGGAAGTACGTCGCGTCGTCCAGCAGGATGGGCCGGTTGCCCACAAAGTCGCCCGTAGGCCCCAGCGTGCGGCTGATTGTGCTGGTAGGCCAACTGAAAACTTGATCCTGCGTCGAGAACACCGACAGCCGTTCGGTGTTCCACGATTCAATCATTTGGTTCAGCGCCGTCAGCGAATCCTGCATGACGGCAGCAGAAGACGTTTCGCCCTCTGCCAAGACGCCCAGCAGACGCAGGGCGCGGTTGATCTGGTCACCCGCGGTGGTGGACATGCTCGGGCTCCTTGCGACGGCGGCGGCCCAGCGTGTTCACGGGCGGCGCGGTGTCGGGTTCATCCTCGGTGCCGGGAGTATACCGCTCCCATCCGCTACGCTCATCGTAAGCCGCTTCCATTTCCAGCGTGGCGATCTTGGCGCCATGAATGGGGTGACGCAGATAGATGTTGGGCATAGAGAAGACGGGGGCCGAAGCCCCCGTTTTGCTTACGAGGTCATGATGACCCAGTTAGTGCCGTCGCACACCAGCATGGCGTTGGCGCCCGCCGTCCCCGCGAGGATCGCGGTGCCAGCAGTAGCCGAGCTAATCGGCAGCACGTTGGACGACGCAGACACGACGGTCTGGGCAGCAATCGTCTTGATCCACACCACGCGGCCAGTGCTGGCCGAAGCAGTGGGGAACGTGACGGTGATGCTGCCCGCGCCGTTGCAGACGACGAAGTTCTCGTTGTCAGCCAACGTGAACGAAGCCGTCTTGGTGACGGGCGCGTTCAGATCCAGTTGCGTGCCGTTCAGAACGCCCGTGACCGCGACCGAAGCGCCAGTGATGGCGCCCGTGACGGTCACGCTCTCGAACAGCGGGTCGGCGTAGGCAACGCCGATTGCTTTGGTATCAGGCATGATGCCTCCTTATCAGGCCACGCGATACAGCGTCCAAGCACCCGCGGCGCTCTTGCGAGCAACCATGCTTGCGCCGGTCGTGACGGGGATCGTCATGGTCAGCGAACCCGAGACAGTCCAGCCGGTGCCCGCGGCGATGATCGCGGTAGCGGAAGACGTGCCGAGGTTGACCACACGGAAGGTGAACGTGGTGCCAATCCGGTCAGAATTGATCAGCACGTTTTCCAGCTCCGTGACCGTGGGCAGCGTGTAGGTCTGGGCCGCGGCGGTGACACCGCTGTTGGCCAAGATCAGACCGTTCAGCACTTGCGCGGGGGTCAGGGTTGCAGTAGCGGTAACCGCCACCGGATCTGCGGTCAGGTCAATGAACGGGTCGTTGACGTTGCCGTCGCCAAGCTGGTAGCCACCAGCGCCATTTGGGAGAGCCATGATGAATTCCTTTCAGATGAAGTTCAGAACGGGGGCCTTAGCCCCCGTTTCGGTTTAGCCCCAGAGACGGCAAGCCATCTGCGGACGGATCACGCCGTAGCCGTACAGCACGTCGATCCGGCAGGGCATCCGGTCGTTGTTGATGTCGTACTGACGCACGACACGCAGGCTGATGCCGTTGTGGTTGGCGCGGCTGGCCATGTCCACGCCTTGCGGCAGAAGCAGGTCGGCGGTGGCAAACGTGATGGCGTCCTTGTGGTAGACCAAGTTCTGCGGGTACTGCGTGGACGCAGCGCCGATGAACGTGACCGTTTGGCTGTTGGCCGGCAGAGAGCTGACGGTGGCCAGCGCCTGGTTGGCCGAGTACATCGGAGCAACCGTGACCGTTGCCGCGCCACCCGATGCAGTCACGCTTGCGAGCGCAACAAACTGGAACAGCGAGCCAGTGGACTCACGGGTCTGCGGGTTCACCGCAAAGCAGCCCGCCACGGTGAACACGTCGCCAGCAAGAACGGTGTTGGTGCTGCCCAAGCCGGTGAGCGAGATCGAAGTCGCGCCTTCGGTCGTCACTGCAGCCGCCGTCGTGCCGTTGGTGCGCGAGCCAGTCGTGAACTGCTTGATGGACTGGCTCATGTTGACTTCTTCGAAGCCCAGCACGCCAGTGCCCATCATGCCGTTCTTGAACTGCTTGCTGATGGTGTCGGTGGGGTTGAAGAGGCCCTTCATCCCCTCCACCAGGCCAGCGTTCGCAGCGGGGTTTACCGTTGCGTACCGCGGCGACATCACCGCGGCGTTCTCGTTCAGCTTCTGCTGGGCCTGCAGCAGAACCAGCGAGGTGGCCGGCGTGGTGCCGGGCGTGCCGACAGAGTTGCCGATCTTGTTAAACGCGTTGGCCACGTCAGCGTCAATGCTGGCGGCAAGCTGGCTGATACGAGGCTTCAGCACACGATCCGCGAAGTCGTCCAACTGCATCGTCAGTTCGGCGGACGTGAAGTTCACGCCGATGTGCTTCTGCGAGGAGACGGTCAGAGTCGTGAACTGCTCGTTGTCGTCCTGCACTTGCAGGGCGGCGCCGTCAGTCACCAAAGCGCGGTCCGGCAGGCGGATGCGCAGCGTGGAGCCGATCTTGGCCCCTTCGACAGCGAAGCTGTCGTCGTACTGGCGGTTCACGTTGCGCGTGAGCACCAGGTTGTTTTCCAAGATCTCCAGGGCCTTCCTGGTGATCATGTCAATCGTGAGAATCGAATTGGCCACAGCGGGCTCCTTTCAAATTTAGCGATTTGCCTGAGCCTGCATCTTTCGCATCTGTCTTGCTCGTTCGGCTTCAATCCATTCCGACGTACTCATGTTCTTGATGGAACGCGGGTCAGTCGTGTCATACGACGGGTTGTTGTTGCCGCTGCGTGCGGTGACGGGTGTGATCGGTGCTGGTGCAGACGTTGAGCGTTTGACGGGCGGATTGTCGGCCAGTTTGGCCTCGATCTTCCCAATTTCCTTGGCTTGCAGGATGGGCGGTAAGCGAGCGATACGCTCCGTTTCCTTGACATTGGTGCCGAGGTAGTACGCTACTTCAGGGCCAACGTCAGATGCGCGGATGGTGTCAGCCATGACGGTCGTGATTGGCAGCTTGGGGTTGTAGGCGACTTGTTCAAAGTCGTCGTACTTTTCCCTGGCTTGCTCCTCACGGTCGTGATAAGCCTCCAGCAGTTCGGTGTGCTGCTTGTGCATCTCCCGCTGTGCCAGTAGCTGTTCGGCCTTCTGAACTGCCAACGCTTCCGCGTAGGCTTCAGTCGATTCAAACTGCTCTGCAGACGGTAGTTGCTTAGGCTGCTCAACCACGGGCTGCTGTGCCCGTTGACGCTCCCACTTACGCTGCTCTCTATCAAGCCGTTTCCTGACGATGGCGTCCAACTCTTCTTGAGTAAACGTCTTCGTCTGTTGTTCGACTTCCGGCTCAGTGCCCTGTTGTTCAACAGGACTCGCTTCCGTAACTGCCGTGGGTTCCGGTGCGGCTGGTGCGGCGTCGATCTCCGCTGCGACTTCTTGGCTCATGTGTGGGCCTCAAGAAAACCTGGTCATCGGGCCAGTACGGTTGATAGTACCACTTAAAAATCCGCGCGCCAAGCAACGCAGGTGTTATGTAAGCGCGCTAATTTGCGCTTGCAATTCCTGCAGTTTGGCGAGCAGTTCTTCCTTGGTTGGAGTTGGCGGGGGAGGGGGTACTACCGGCTCGGGCCGCGTGTAGTTGGTTCCGTCGTACAGATCCCCCGGCTGCACAATGCCTTCGCAGGCAATCCAGCCTTGAGCAGCAGCAAACTCAGCGTCTGCCACAGCCACATTCACCACCACACCGTTTTCAATGATTGCGTAGCGCATTGCGTTTCCTTAGAAAGAAGTGACGCGGGCGTAACCAGAGCCACCAGCGCCGCCAGCACCTGACGCAAAGCTGTTGTTGCCACCGCCGCCGCCACCGCCGCCACCGCCACCTGCGCCGCCAGCACCGCCAGTACCGCCAATAACAGAGTTATCAGTGCTGCCGCCACCACCCCCACCAGACCCCGACATCGTTACGGCGTTTTGAGTTCCAGCAGTCCCACTATTTGCAATAGCGCCGCCAGCACCACCACCACCAGTTGAGTAACTCCCCGTAGCACCGCCTGCACCCCCGGCGTAGGCCACACCGGTAATGTGACCCCCACCACTACCACCACCACCGCCGCCGTATATAGACCCGCCGCCGGCCAGCGCGGTTGGGGTGGTTGTGCTTCTACCGCCTGCGCCGCCGCCGTATTCCGCCCTGCCAACATCAGTACCAGTACCGGGAGTCCCTCCACCGCCACCCCCTGTGTTGTCCCAAGCGTTATTACCACCACCTAATGTTGAGGAACTTGGTAAACCACCAATCGACGAAGTTCCTCGCACACCAGTTACTCCCGCGCCCCCACTACCCCCACCGCCACCGCCGACCGGGGAATTTCCCCCTTCAGACCCGCCGCCGCCACCATAAGAAGTAAGCACGCTACCAAATGTGGTGTTGCCGCCAGCGGTGCCTGGGTTTCCAACTCCGCCAGCAGCGGCTCTACTGGCTCCTCCTGTGCCGCCAGCACCAATCGTTACGGAGTAACTGGATGCAAGATCTGAAGCTCTATAAACCTGCCGAACTAGGGCTCCACCACCACCACCAGCACCGGGCCACCCGTCTGAATTAGAAGAAGCCCCTCCACCACCACCACCGCCAGCGCCCCAAAGCTCCACCATGACCATCGTCTTGCCAACGGGCTTGGTCCATGTGCCAGAACTGGCAAAAACTTGAACGTCTGGGGACCCAAAGGTGGGCGCTACAGACGTCCAAGTTGTGCCGTTGCTTGCCAGCACGTTACCGTTCGTACCCGGAGCCACAACTTGAAAGGCCGAGGTGCCGTTACCAAGCAAAACGTTGTTGGCCGTGAACGTAGCGGCCCCGGTGCCGCCGCTGGCCACCGGCAGCGTGCCGCTGACCTCGGACGTCAAGTTGACGTTACCCGCCGTAAAGGCTGACGTGCCATTGCCCTTGACCACGCCAGTCAGCGTAGTAGCCCCAGTGCCACCGTTGGCTACCGGCAGCGTGCCCGTGACGCTGGAGGCCAGCGAGATGTTGGACAGCGTGTTGTCAGCACCGCTGATGATTTTGTTCTTCAGCGTCTGAGAAACTTCAGCGGTGTAAATGTCAAACTGCCCCATCGTGATCTTCTTCGACCCGGCAGTGCCAGCGGAAGAGTCAACGATGTACAGCAGGTCCGCTGGGTCAACGTCAACGCCGTTCAGTGACGGCAGGTCAGAGACTTTTTGGTCGGCCATGATTTACGCCCACCCGCGCACCGGAGACTTCGGGGCGACCTTGTAAGCGTCCAACTCCGGGGCTTCAGCGGTGTGTCGCACGTTGACATGCCAGCCGTCCAGCGGAGCCATCTCAGGCACTTCGCCTTCGTCGGTTTGGATCATCTCGCCCGTGGGCTTGTAGATCGTGCCGATGACATCAATGGCCGCGTAGCGGGGCGTCTTGACCGTCTCGACCACATCGTCTTGCACGTTGGTCTGCTCGGTGAACAGCGCCGCGTTGGCCTCGGCTTCGTCGGTAAATTTCAGGAAGGTATCGTGGTACATGTGTGCTCCTTAAGCGGTGATGGCCTGCAACTCTGCTGTTGAAAGGGTGCGGGGGTAATACGTCACTCGTTCCAACCATCCGTTTACTCGTCCCGAGGACCCGATAACACCAAGTTGCAACTGCGTAACAACTGGAACAGTTCCTGCGGTATCTGTAAATACAGCCCCGCCATTAGTGCAAAACTTAAAGTCGTTTGTCGCGTAAGACAAGGCCAATTTGCGTGACGCTGTTGTTGTCCAAATAGCACCAGCACCAATTCCAGCCTGTGTTCCTGCGCTTGTTTGAACTTGCCCAACAGGTTGCTGGTCGGTTTGACGAAATACTCCGATGTAATTGCCAGTTGTGCCATCTGAAATGGCTGCTACCCACCTATTTGATTCGTTTGAAACTGTAAGCAAAGACACTTGTGCGAACAACGTCCCAGCACTCGCGTTGTACCAAGGGCTCAGCGTATTCACTGAAGCCACATCGGCTGCACGGGTCAGCGCGGTGGTGGTGGTGGGGATGTAGCTGGTGGGGAAGGCTCCGGCTTCGAGTTGAGCGCCCCAGACGAACAGGCCAGAGGTGCCGTCGCCGTTGTACTGACGATTCCCGGATGCATCAATCATTTCAATACGTAATTCACCTGAAGTTCCAGCAGCACCTGTACCGCTAACCGTGATCCGATACCAACCGTTATTTATAGCCTGGATAGAAGACCCTACTGCGGAACCTCCACCGAACGCAGTGGCAGCGCCTATTGTTCCGGCAGTAAGATTGGCGTCAGCAATTACACCACTGGTTCCGCCAACAATAAAAGCAATTCTTACTCTTGTTCTTGTATCAGCTTTTACATAGCAAGAAGCCGTGTAGGTCCCCAAACTGACAATAGTGACGCTGCTCTGTGTTGTTTGGTGGACCAAATTGACATCAAGTGCTTCGATCAACTTATCAGCGGTAACTGTTCCGCTAGGCGCGGTGGCTGCATTAGCAGTAATGCTGCTGTTTGTTTTGGTCCACGCAGCATCATTAAACTCCTCACTGCGCAACAGCAGATTCGTCCTCGACTCCTCAATCAGCAGCCCCTGAGCCGCCAGCGTGCTGGGATTGAAGTCGAGGCGTGGGGCATCAACCGCAGCAGAGGTCAGCGTGCCAGCCGAGTTGAAGAACGTGGCCGTGCTGGCACGGGTGAAGGTGATGATCTGCGAGAAGGTTTTGGATACGAGCGCCATGTTTTACTCCCAGACCACGTACTGCTCTGCAATTTGGTATTGCTCGGAAGTGAAATTGAGACTGATGGAATCTCCGTTTTCACCCAAGTTGTTAGGTACGCCTGCAAACACCAGGTCAAGCGTCGGACCAAGCTGCGCGAACGGATCGTTTGCTGGCACCACCGCAGAGATGCCGCCATCGCCATACACCCCACCGTTGGCCGTCCAATCCTGACGGACTCGGTTGACGTACTGAGGTGAGTTGCGGACGGTGATCATGCGTAGTAGCTCACGTTCAGTTTGGCACTGGCAGCCTGTTCAATGAACCGAATGCGCTGCAGATCGCCGTCATACGACAACACCGTTGAGATAGGCACGGGCATACCGACCGCGCTGGTGGGGTTGGTGCCGTCATCGCGCCAGCGCACCGCTTGAGTCTCGGGCGTAATGATAGCCAGTGTGGCCCCACTTGGAACGGTCAGCGCTGCTGCGGCAGACAACGAAGTGATCTGCTGGTATCCCAAGCAAACGGTGGTGGATTTCAGTCCCATGAGTCAACCTCAAAAGTTTGGTTTGGTCAAGATGCCCGCAAAGACTTGACTTGTGCCACAAAACGTGCCCACAGTCCAGCAATTTTGCGTGTGATCTTCTTGTGAAACGGCCAAGACAACTCGTCTGGCACATCGTTGTAGACGTACATGGCGTCAGGCGTAGTAGGAAATGTTCAACTTGGCGCCAGCCGTTTGCTGGATGAACCGGATTCGGGATATGTCGCCGTCGTACTGCAGGGTCACGCCGGCTGCAAGAGGCATCCCCAACGATGCGGTAGGCGCGCCGCCGTCATCGCGCCACCGAACCGCCGCGACTTCGCTAGTAATCAAAGCAAACGAAGGCCGGCAAGACAAGCCGTTAGCGTCTGTAGACGGAGCGTTCAACGCTGTGGCGGTCGCCAAAGAAGCAATCTGCTCGTAGCCGATGCAAGATGTGATGGCTTTGAGGTTGATGGCCACTCAGAATCCCCCGCGTTCAATGAACGAGCGCAATTTTATATCTAGTTGGACCGCAGTTTCTGGAGGCGTCGGGCCTTCCTCTACCGGGGGGAAGAAGTACCCCGAGAAGAACGCGGCAGCGAAGTACGTCCTAGGAAACATCGTAGGTCACGCCCGTGCGGTTGCCGTTGGCGTCTACTGTGGCCGTGATCCGTACTGTACTGCCGTTCACGCTCTTGATCAAAATCGGCCCGCCAGGCGAGCCAGCCAGTTCGCCCGCGGCAGAGGCAGAAATCAGCTTCAGCAAGTCGCTGGCGGCGTATGTTCCGTCGATGACTTGCGCCCAGACCGCAGCAGCCAAGTTCTGCGGACTGAGTTCTGTGAATGGTGTGATGTCGCCCGACAGGTTGCCCGTGGCGCGTGGTGTGGCGCTGGCCGACACCTGCACCAGCGCAGCGCCGACAGCGTC